GGTGGCCCGCGTGCAGAAGGGCCGCGCCCAGTTGCTGCGCGATGCCCAGCAGCTCGCGTCGCTGCGTCAGCGTCGGGCGTTCGACGAGGCCGGTGGCCCGACCGCCGAGGTCGTCGACCCGACCGTCAACGTCGGCCCGGAGGGTGAAGCCCTCACCGGCACCGGCTTCGTCTCGGCTGACCCCAATGATGGTGTCGTCCCAACCAATCCGAAGGACGCCTCGCTGCGCGCCTTCAAGGCGTTCGACGGCTGGCTGACAAAGAAGACCGGCAAGTCTAGCCGTCGCCACACCGAGGCGACCCTGAAGAAGGCCGCCGCCGCGTTCTCCCGTGAGGCCGGTATCAGCCCGCAAGCCCTGTTCCCCGCACTCGGCATCGTGCTGCGGGAAGCCCGCAAAAACGACAAGCAAGCCAATACCAAGGGAGCCAAGATGCGCAAGCGCGCCGACGAGAAGCTGGAAGTTGCAGCCCCAGACGGTCGTGTCGACGTCGAGGCCCCCGTGTCGAACACCACGAGCGCTGAAGCACAGGCCTCGCAGTTCGACCTGCGTGACTTCGGCGACAACGCCGGAGATAACGTCGCCGACCCCGATCTGAGCACCGATCAGAACTGGGCACCCGGCGAGGCCAGCAAGACGAGCGCTCGTGTCAAGACCGCCGGTGGCCTCCTGGCCATGCGGTGCGCCGAAGGCATGATCGCCGCTGGGTTGGAGCCGAACAGCCGTGAGCGGAAGTATCAGCTCGCTGCCGAGTTCGAGCGCATGAATCGCGGCCTGATTCAGGATCGGGTTGCACTTTTGGAGCGTTTCGCCGCCGTTCGCCTGGCGGAGCGCCGCAAGGTCGCCAGCGGAAGTTCTCGCGGGGCCGCACGTTCGCCGATCCCAGCAGGCCTCAACGGTGGAACTCGCACCGCTTCGGTTGGCATGAGAACGGCAGCGAACGACCCCAGTAACGATAGCTCGCTGTTCATCTGATCATCGAGCAATACCACTCTAACGAGAACTGAAAGGAGGGAAAATGTTTCGTCCGCCGCTTTCAAATCCGGCTCAGAAGCGCACCCTGCGTCCTCTGTACGCACAGCACCAGGCAACGCCTTACGCTGGCTTCCTCGATCCCGATCTGAACATCAGCTACGACATTCTCCCCGGCACTGTCATGCAGCGCCTTTACGGTGAGGTCTTCGCGCCTTACACGAAGGCCGCTGGAACCGTCCCCTTCGGACTGTCGGCCCTGTTCGTCGCCCCCACACTGGGCGTCAACGAGGTCTCGTCCTCCGGCACCGGCCTGTTCACGGTCTGGGTCGGCGGCGATCAGGCAGTCTTCGAGGTGTTGGCTCCGGCCTTCGACACCACCGCCACCTGGCCGACCAAGACCGGCCCGGGTCGCTACATGCTGACCGCCAACTCCCAGGGTCGCCTGACCCCGGCAGGCGTCACCAGCGAAAACGCAGTCGCGGAACTGATCGACATTCCTTCACCGGACAAGATCGTCATCCGCCTCAACCGCGTCGACCTCTCGTCGGCCACTGTCCTGGCAGGGGGTAGCTGACCATGAGTCTCCCAGTGGCAGCAGGAAGCGGCTTGGGCCGCTTCGCACGTTCGTCCGAAGACTACGTCTCGGATATCGTTTCGGCTAAGCGTCGCCTCGGCGGTCGCAAGCTCAGCGCCCGCGAGAAGCAGGCCAAACTCGCTCACATCCTGAGCGATAAGGTCGGCGGCATCCAGCGCCTGGGTCAGTCGATGATCGGCCCCATCCAGCTCCAACTGCGGTACCAGGGCATCCTGCGTAACGTGTTGCTGGAAGACACCCTCACACCGGGTGTGCCGATCTTCTACGACGTCCTCGACGACTTGGGGCAGGCCTACTTCCTCCATGGGTCGGAAGGCGAAATCAAGATCACGCCCTTCGAAGGAAAGCGCGTTGAGGTGCAGCTTTTCCGCATCGCGTCGTTCCCCACCATCAAGAAGGAAGACCTGTACTACCTCCGCAGCAACATCGTGGAGTACACGCAGGACATGACCAAGCAGGCAATCATGCGGCAAGAGGACTCGCGCCTCATCACGTTGCTGGAAGCTGCTGCGGTCTCCTACCGGGCGATCGACACCTCGTCGGTTCCGGGCACGGGCGCACTGCCGAATGAGATTACGGTTGCGGGTTCCTACCTGCAGCCCAATGACCTCTACACAGCGGTCACCTACACCGACCAGCGTCAGTTGGATTCCTCGCGGTTGCTCGTCAACCCGCAGGAATACCGGGACTTCTACCGGTGGGATATCAACACCACCGGTTGGGCGTTCAAGGATTCGGTGGTTGCTGGTGAGCGCATCGTGCAGTTCGGTGAGTTCCAGATCGGCAAATCCATCATCATCCCGCGTGGCACCACCTACCTGACCCCTGACCCCGAGTTCCTCGGTGTCTTCCCGGTCATGTACTCCCTCGACGTCGAGGAGAACAACCAGGTAGAGCAGTTCCACAAGGGTTGGGTCATGGACGAATTGGTCGGAATGGCCGTCCTGAACCCGCGCGGCATCGTGATCCTCCGCAAGGCGTAATCACGTTTCTTAGCAAATGACTCGGGGCGGTTATTCGGAGCAATCCGGGTGCCGCCCCGAGTTTGCTGAGTGGGTAAGGAAAGGGAGCCGAAATGTCGTCGCAGTGGGTTGATGCCAACGGCGACCAGTGGCAGTTCTCCACCGTCAACGGGAGCTGGCTGCATCTGGTCAACGGTCGGTGGACGCCTGCAACGCTGCCCTCCGGCGGCCTGCGAAAGGTCACCACCGGGGTTACCGTGACCTCCACCGTGATCGCCCCGCCCTGGACGGATTGCGAATCCTCGGCGGACGCCCCGCAGTGGCTCGACGAACAGGGCGACCCGTGGCGGCATCACCCCACGACTGGGGTATGGCAGAAACTCGTCGGCCAAACCTGGACGAACTCCGCGCCCCCATCGGGGGGATTACGCAAGATCGGCGACCCGGCGAATTACACCCCCGAGGTGATGGTCGTCGAGACGATGGGGCCACAAGGCCAGACCGGCCCGCCAGGCCCACCCGGGCCGGGCTTCAACGGGGTTTTGGAGGTGCTACCCACTCAAAACCAGAATGGGATTGCCACCACCTTCGCGTTATCCAATTCCCCCAACCTCGAACAGGCATTTCAAGTTTTCCGCAATGGACTCCTGGAAATACCGGGGTACAGCTATTCGGTGACGTCAAACAACGTCACCTTCACCACCGCACCACTCAGTAATGATGTTTTAACGGTTATCTACCAGAAAGCGCAGTGACATGCCACAAACACAGATTAACGGCGGGACTCAGATTCGGTCGGCCTCTATCACTGCCGATCGCCTGGTTGGCAGCAGCATCACCGACAGCCAGTTGGCGTCGACCTACGTCAAGGCCAACGGCACGGTGGCGTTCACCGCCGCGCAGTCGATGGGCGGCTTCAAACTGACCACCCTGGCCGACCCGACCGCAGCCTCCGATGCGGCCACCAAGGCCTACGTCGACGGCCTCATTCAGGGCTTCGACTGGAAGCAGTCGGTGCGCGCCGCCTCGACCGCCAACGCAACCCTCGCGAGCGGCTACGCCAACGGCACCGTCGTTGATGGCGTCACGCTGGCGACCGGCGACCGCATCCTCATCAAGAACCAGACCACCGGTTCGGAAAACGGCATCTACACGGTCAACGCCTCGGGTGCCCCCACCCGGGCCTCTGACGCCGACATTTCCGCCGACATGACCGCCGGTGTGACCGTGTTCGTCTCGGAGGGCACCAGCCAGGGCAACAGCTCGTGGACGCTGACCAGCGACGATCCGATCACGCTCGGCACCACCGCCCTGGTCTTCACACAGGTCGCCGGTGGCTCGCTGTACGCCGCCGGTGCCGGTCTGACATTGACCGGGTCGACCTTCGATATCGTCGCCGCCGACACCTCGCTGACGGTCAACGCCGACAGCATTCAGGTGCGCCTCGGCGACGCCTCGCTGGAAGTCAGCACCGGCCTGCGGGTTAAGCAGGGCACCGCCGGTCAGGTCTACATCGCCAACGCCTCCGGCGTCCACACCCCGATCACGCTGTCCGGCGATATCTCGTCGGTGTCGGGTACCGGTGTGGTCGCGCTGGCGACGACGGTGATGAAGACCTCGAACTACATCGTTCGGGAGACCCCGTCCGGTCTGGTCAACGGCACCAACACCAGTTACACCCTGGCCAACACTCCGGTCACCGGCACCGAGCAGGTGTACCTCAACGGCGTCCTGCAGGAGCCGGGGGCGGGCAACGATTACACCATTTCGGCTGCCGTCATCACCTACCTGACGGCCCCGGTGACCAACGACAAGGTGCGCGTCAGCTACCTCAAGTGATGGTAGCGGTGGTCGTTAGCATCAGTTAAGCGCGGAAGTGAGGGCGGCGTGGCCAAAACCAACATCAGTGGGTTGCAGATCACTGACGGGTCGGTCGACCTCGCGGTGGACGTGACTGGGATTCTGACGGTCGATAAGGGGGGCACTGGGTCTAACACCCTAGCGCTGAACAATGTCCTGTTAGGGAACGGCACAGGGGCCTTGCAGGCGGTCGCGCCGGGCACCTCGGGCAACGTCCTCACTTCCAACGGCACAACGTGGTCTTCTGCGGCTCCCACTGGGGGCGGCGGTGGTTCGTCCCGTGTCATCAGTACGGTGACCAGTGCCACCACCCTGGCTGCTGCGGCTGGCACCCAATACCTGACCTATATCGGTGCGGGTGGTTCGGTGACACTGCCGACA